CCAATACAACAACCCCAACAACTGAAACAATAGTTTGTCCAGTCTGTGTTGGCGTTTGCACAACGTCCGCCTACTGTACATAGTTGACAAGCATTGTGACCACAAACATATGAAATACATCCGTTACAAGCAGAACATTCTCTACTTAGGCATCGGTATACACCACCAGCGCACATTAAGTATGCACACCCTGGTGTTGTAGTAATTGATTTTTGGTTGTAAGAGCCGCCGCCTGCGCCTTGATAGTGATGACACCTGTTACATGAACATGCTCCATTACCGTTTCCGCCAGCACCCCATAATTCAAAATGTACCTTGCGTGTACATCCCGGTGCTGTCCAGTTACAACAGCAACCAGCTGAACAACGACATGCGTCACCTATCAGCCACTTAGTGCAAAGTCTATGACGAACACCGGTGCCCATTTTCTCTTCGGTAACTGATCCGTCAATGATTTGCTCATTTGTAACTTTTTTATAGCTATCGTACGTTGCCATTTAGTTTTGCTCCTATTAGATTGTAAAGATACGCCATCCGTAAGTGTTATTGTAGAACACCATTTCGAACGCTGCATCTTCTGTAGTAACTGTTAAGTTCGCTGCATCGCCGTTAATTAGTTTACCGTTACGTCCAACTGTCATTGCTGATCCACTTACTAAGAAAAATCTAACTCTATCACCCATTGCTGGAGAACTTGGTAGTGTAACTGTATGGTTACCTTGTACCCAGTTTGTCTGCCAACTTAGTGTTGTTCTGCCGCCTGTAACAGCAACGTCTTGAAATCCACCTACTGTCCATGCTGAACCTGTGTACCATTCTAAATGACCATAATCTATGTTAAAACGCACATAGCCTTCGGACGGAGAGCCGGGACGCTGTGCTGTTGTACCACTTGGTATTGTCATGTGTGTTGAAGCTGCTGCTGTCAAATACTGTGATGTTAAAGTTCCTGTAGCGTTAATGTTGCCGCCGAAATAACTATTTAATGCTACACCAATACCGCCACTAACTACTAAACCGCCAGTTGCTGTTGTAGTAGCTGCTGTTGTATTTTGCACTAGTAATTGCGGACCTGCTGGTATTACAACATCACCTGTTCCATTTGGTTCAATAGTAATATTCTCATTTGGAACAAGACTTGATAATTTGTTGTCAACACTTACTAATCGTGCTAGTAGAGGTCTTCCAACTGTTCCTGTGTTAATTCTGCGCATATCTGCTCCTTTACGATGTTGCTGTTTCTATACCGTAGATTACAGCATTTACATCGGTACTATTTGAGTATACAACAACATTTTTTGTTGCATCTAGTACAATTCCGCCACGCTCTAAACTACCATTTCCTAGTAGTTCGGTATCAAACTCAATCCACTCAGCACCGGTTGGTGTAGTTGTAGCTGATATAGCTACTCGTACATCTCTTGATGCTGCGTTTCTATTTGTTACATTAACAGTGATTACTGCAAATGTGTCTGCAGGTACAGTATACACAGTGGTGTTTGTTGCCGCTGCTAAATCTGCTATTCCTAATATTCCTGTTGCCATTTTCTTTTTCTCCGTTTATCTTAAAAAGTAGTTGTAAGCTAGTGGTAAACCAAGTACACTACCTGTGAAGTTTACGTTTGCTTTTATATTTATCTGCTCTCCACTAACTGTTGTAATTTGGTTAGTGTTAATGAAGATGTCACCAGCTGTTACACTGTTAACGTTTAGTGTTGCACCACCGCCACCAATTTGGGCTTCAATGTATGCTTTCACTGCTCTCTGCGTTGGTACTACTGTATCACTATTAGCTGTAAAGAACGGGTCTGTACTAAACTCACTAATACTTGCAGAGTTACCACCTAGTGTAACTTCGCCTAATGATAATTCTTGTAGTCCTGCAATGTTAAACGCTTCAGCGTTCAATGTTGCAACACCAGTTGCTTGTTCAATACTAAACAAGTCACCAACTCTAAAGTTACCATCTTGGTCAGTAGCTGTGAAGAACACTCTTCCGCCGTTGTCATCTTTGGTTTCTTTAGCTTGATCTGGTGCTACAATTGGTATACCAGGGTAATTAGTAGTTGTAAATCCGCCTGTACCAATGTCTAGGAAGTCATGTCCTGTTAGACGTACTTGACTAAATCTAATACGCATTGTTACACCATTACCATCTACTGGAGCATCTGTAATACTCATGTCTGGTGATAATTGTAAAAATGCTGTTTTAGAACCATCGTTAAGTCCTACTAGTGAAACTGTGTTAACTAGTTTAAAGAACTGTCCAGGTAAACTATCAAATTCAACATTTGATCCGTTAACTGGAGTTGCACTTAATCTTCTAACAGCAACAAACTGTCCGCTTTGTGTAAAGTCTGCTCCACCGTTGGATGTAGTAGCGTCTACTTCACCACTAGCTGTAATAAATCCTGAACCTCTATTAATAAACGTTGGATTAGCTAATACACCGTTTCTAATTTTTGGAACTAGTACAACATCTTCAATATTGCCTGGATCTGTAACTGTAACCGTAGGTGCTGCACCTTCGTAGCCACTGCCTGGTTCTGTCATTCTAACTTCAAATATTTTCTGGTTCGCAACGCCTGCTCTACCTAATGCAGGTGCGCCTCTATAAATTGTTTTTGCTGTGTTAGTTGTATCATCAACACTTACAAATCTACCTATTGGAACACTTGCACCAATTGTGTGCGGATTACCAAATGCAATCTTTTCGCCAATGTCAGTTAAGCCTGTAACTTCAGTCCATGTAACACCATCGAATGATTCGCCAATTATTACTTCACTTGTGCTGTATGTTATAACAAATACGCCTTGTCCGTATGCAAGTCCACTTGGTGTAGCTGTTGCACTTGGTGTGCTTGCTGCTACCCATGTTGTACCATCAATACTGTATGCCATGTTGTTAGCACCTGTATCGCTTGCTAGTGCAACAAATATACCGTTACCCCATACTATGTCAATCCATGTTTTACTATTAGGAAGTGTTCTAGCTGTCCATGTTTCACCTGTTGGTGATGTAACAGCGTTAGTACTTCCTGAGTCGAGTGCAACAAATAATCCTTTACCGTATGTTAAACAATCATAACCAGTACCTGGTAATGCTGTTGCATATGTAGACCAGTTTGTTCCACCATCATCTGAGTATGCAACATCTTGATCTGAATTTGATGTAACAATAAATCTATTAGTTCCTAATGCAACATAACCCGTCGCAACATTCATTGCTGTTCCGCCTGTTAAAGTACTAAGTGTTTTATCAGCCCATGTAGCTAAAGTTTCATCAACACTTACACTAACAACATTTGAGCTTACTCTAGTTGCTACTGCTGCATGTGGTTTAGCTGTACTTGAACCGTCATTTAATAATGCACTTGCTAGGTTCTGATGATCACCTGTTTTAGTAATTGCTGTCCAACTTGCTGCTGTTGTACCGTCTACACTTGTGTAGAAGTTTCCATCTGCACACGCAATAAAGTAACCTTTACGTCCAATACCTGCAAAGTCAAAGTCAACAACTCCGCCTGCAGCATTAACTGTACTAATTGTAACTATAACATCGTTGTCTATGTCTGTACCGCCTAAGTTACTACCTTTAATAGTTACTGTTGACAGTCTAGTAAATTCTTGACCTATGCTTGCAATAGTTACATAATATTTTGCGCCGTTACGTGTTATATTAAATGTTGCTCCACTACCATCACTGTTTGATTCACTAGCAACACCTGTATATATGTTTGATGTTTCAACAAATTCAATATTATTAAAGTCATCTGTTGCAATAGTTTGTACTGTAGCTACAGCGTTAGCAGGAGCCGGAATTGTAATTCTTGGTTCAACAACATATGTTGAAGAACTGTTTGGAGCAATAATAGCTGTTCCTGGAACAATATGACTCCATCCACTTACACCGTATCTATTACTTACTGCCGCTAACTTACTACCTGAGTTATATGCTGTAATGTAACCATAGTTACCAGTAGCTGCACCACCAGTAATATAAATTGCCATACCAATGTAAGCACTTGATATACTACCATCTGTAGCTGCTAAGTTAATACTTGTTAATGATCCAGCTTGTGCTGTATTTGATACAACAGTATAGTTTGTACCACCAGCGTTACTAGGAGTTTCAACTGTTTCACCAATTTGTACTCTGTTAATTCCACCGTCTCTAAATTCATCAGCTAACAATGATTCGTTTTCACCTGCACCAAATACATTAATATTTGCTTCGGTATAATCGTTACCAGCGTGTGCGTATTCTAAACGCTGAAGAGTGTCAGTATCTGTAAACAAGTTACTTATAGTAGCATTATACTGTGTTGAGTTATCAACTATTGCTGTTACTGGAGTTTCATCTGGATCAACTCCTTCTGCAACTGAACCGTATGTACCATATGAGTTGTTACCGTTAGTAGCACGAGCTCTTCCTCCTGATTCACACAAGTACCCAATATGTGAGTAATATGTAAACACTGACACAAGTTCTGCTCTACCATTGTTAAGTAACCAAGCTCCAATACCGTCTGATATAACTTGTGTAAAGTCGTTACTAACAATTGAATCGTTGCCGCCATCGTGTAATGCGCCGTCAATCTTTTGACCTATAGCTGCTCTACCAAATGTTGTACAGTTTTGTACATATGGCGAACGTGCTGTAATCCATACACGCTCATCTGCTGGTCCCCATCCTGGATCCAACGATGCATAAGCACCTGCTGATGGTCTACTTGTACCGTAAGCGTTTGCTGGGCCTAGGTCACCTTGTAGTCCATCCATTGTTTGTAGTCTAACACCAGTACCATTACGTAAGTAGTAGAAATCTTCTTCTTGTGATCCAATTACACTATTTGCATAGTATCTTGCGCCAAAGCCTGCCATATACCAACCAGTATAATCAACCGGTAATACATTTGTATCGTATGATACTAATGGAGCTGCATAACGCTTGTTCCAGTTACGTGAGTATGCAGCGTCAGCTTTCATGCCGTATACATATTCTCTAACATCTCTTGCACATAATATTCTGTTATAAGCATAAGTGCTTCTAACTTCAAACATTGCACTGTATGTATTATCAATATATTTTACTGTTTTAATAACAGTATCATTATTGTTACGTTTAATTTGTATTTGAGCTGCTTTTAAGTCAGCTGCTGCGCCGTTTACATTTGGATATGTTGCTGTTGGAAGCGCATTTAAATTACCTGCTGTAATTACGTCTTCAACAATTTGTAGTAGTGTTTGAGAAAGTGTACCTTCTGTTGCACTAGCTGCTGTTCCTGATGTATCTTGGGTAGCTGCATTTCCTGTTGATTTTGTTACCGAAACTTCTCTAATAACTTGGTCAGTTACTACTGAAAGTCTGTTGTATGCCGCCGCTGTTGCTGTGCCTTCGCCTGCACCACCTTGATATACACCATCAACATAATAACTTCTTGCAGCCTGATGACTTGCACTTGTTCCGCCATACATAATATCATAACGTAGTGCATCAATTACATAACCAACATCTCTTTCACATTTTGCTACATCGTAACTTAGTGAAGGATATGTAACAGCAATAAATGCTGTGATTTCTGCAATCATAAATGCTCTGTTAGCACCTAATTGTGCTACAGAATTTGTTGTGTTAGCTGTTGCTCCAGCTAGTGCTGGATATGTAAGTGCATCTGCACTTGATGTAGTTCCGTTTAAAATATCTATTATTTCTGCAAAGAATGCATTTGATCTTGCTAAGGCAGTTGTACTTGTTCTTACTTTGTAAAGTTCTGCAACTTTAGCTTTTGTAAAATTAATACCTGCTGTTGTTTGAGCTAATTGAGCCCCTCTACTGCTACCAGCACTTGCTCTTTGATATGCAAGCCCTTGAGTAACTGCATTATAGTTTGTTCCAAGTGCAATATCATAACCTACAGCATCTAAGAAATAACCTGTATCTCGTCTACATTTATCTTTGTTGTATTGATAACCTGATTCAGTTGGATCAAATGCAAACGCACTTCCGTTAATAGAAGCACTTGCAATAAAAGTTGTATCACTTTCAATTGATTTAACATAGTATGTTGTACTGTCACCAATACCAGCTTCAGTAAGTGAATTTGCACTATCATCATAGTTATAAAATTTAATACCCATGCCCGGAGATAGCCAGCTAGTGTCTGCTACTGTAACTGTACCGTTAGCTAATACTTTAGAAACAGCTGCTCTGTAGCACTGATCTGCTTCGTTAAGAGCTTCTTGTACAATCCATTCTTTGTTAGTTTCTAATTGGTATTGTGCATTGTAAATTTCTGGATCTGTTACTTGCTTGTTTGCACCTTCGTAACTTGCTGTCCAAATAATATCGTTAACCCATTCAAATGTTTCTTCAAGTTGTACACTTGTTTCACATTGTTCACTCGATAATACAGCCTGCATTTCTCTCATTGCAAACATGTTTGCTGCAATAGTTGCATCTTTTTGGTCTTTAATAGTTTTATTTCTTGCTGGTTGTCTACGATATGAGAACGCTGTAATTATACTTGCAATATTTGTTCCTAACAACGCATCATATTTTGCTGCATCAAAAATTAATCCTAAGTCTCTTGTACACTTAGCATGATTAAATTTAAAGTCGCTGTATGTATCAGTTACATACTGTAGAGTTGTTTTGATATGCCCGTCTCTATTTGTATCATATAATGCATAGTCAGTAGCTGTTTGTCCAGCTTCAGTACTTGCTACTTCAGTAATTGCACTAATTCCTGCAGGAGTATCAGCTGTAATAGCATTAGTAACTTCAGCTAAAAATGTAACAATTATGCCTTCTTCTGTTGCAGATGCTGCATTACCATTTGTACTTTGTGTTTGCGTATTACCAGTTTGTTTTGTAATAGTAACTTCAGTAATAATATCTTGTGCTACACTTGATAAGTGTCCATATGCTGCAATAGTTTCTGTTGCTTCACCTGGAACAACACTTACACCTTGTAAGTTAAAGTATGATTTTGCTGTTCTTACAGCGGCAATATTTCCACCGTACATAATATCATGACATAACCCGTCAACAATAAATGCTACATCTCTTTCACAACGTGCTCTATCATAAACAAATGATCCTGGAGGATTGTTGTATGTATTTTCAACATAGTTTATAACATCGTCAATTATAAATTGTCTGTTTGATACTAATAAAGTTTTAGCTTTTACAGCATTTGCTGTTGAATTATAATCTGGAAAAGTTAATGCATTTTCAGCTGTAGTGCTATTTTGTAAAATATCAATTACTTCGTTATAAAATACTGTTGTTCGTGTTGTATAAGTTGCGTCAGTTAAATCAGCTACTTGTAGATCACGGAACTTTCTAATTGCTCCAACAGTTTGGCTTTTTTGAGCGCCTTGTAAATATTCAGATGTTTCTCTTCTGTATGCTCTTCCAGCTTGTATTGCTAGATAGTTAGAACCTGTAAGTGTATCATTTTGTGCACCTTCAGAAAGTATTTCTAAGTCACGTCTACATATACCACTGTCATATTTAAAGCTACCAAAGTTTTTGTTAATAAAGTCAATTGTATACTCGCCAACTTGATCTTTTGCAGCATCAATTGCTTGTGTATCTGCAAACGTTAATGCGTTTGCTCCTGCAACACTTGGATATACTTCTGCAACTGTTCCTACACCACTATTAATAGTGTCTGTAATATCGTCAAACAAGTTACCAATTGTAGTTGATTCACTTGCTGTTCCGCCAGTGCCTGCAATTTGTGTTACATCTGTTTGTAGTACAGGTGTTACTGTAATGTTACGCTGTACTGTTTGTACTAGCTGTTTCATAAATCCGTAAGCTGCAATAGTAGCTGTTTTTTCGCTAGATGCAATTTCTAGTACTGCACCTGTGTAATATGCTTCACCTGCAACAACTGATTGCCAGTTACCGCCGTATGTTAAATCGTATGCAATAGCATCTAAAATAAATCCAATATCTTGTTTACACTTTGTACGACTGTATTTTAAGTTTGGATAGTTTGTTGTAATATACGCTGTTGTTTCAAATTTAATAAATTCTCTGTTTTGTAAAAACAAGTCACGTCCGCGACCTGCGTTTGCATTTGTCATAGTCCATGCCTTAGGAAATTCTGCATATAACTTATCACCTAATTGTGCATCAATATTTCTACGTATACCACGTACTTGACGTGTAATACCTTCCCATGCTTGCGGAGTTTCAGCATATGGATATGCAGTTGTTTGTGACAATGTATTGCCTGTAGTCGGAGTTACTGTTAACCCTGCTGTAACGTTACCAACTATTTGCTCAATTCTTTCTAAGGCTTTACTTGAGTACTTGTAATCACTCTTAGGTGTTAATGTTGAGTTTGTAGACTTTCTTGGTTGTACGTTTACAGAACGAAGTTCGTCTCCCATAATACAACATTCAGCTGGGATCATAATAGGAAGTACTTCTCTGTACTGACCAGTTGTAATCTTTATTAATGTTTTCCGTATGCTTCTTGCCGGAATATTTGTCGCAACCCCTGCGGTAATTGCGTCTGTAATTATTTTCCCTAAACTGGAAATAGTTGCAAAATTAGTAGCCATTAGTATCCTCCGCCCTCGGCATATCCGCCCTCGGGTGTTTCATCTGAATATGTGCCGCCGGAACTGCTTCCGCTTATTACGCCATCATATACAACAGTGTCCTGTGCGCCGAGTGCTGTTTCAAAATATTGTGGTACAACTCTAGTTGAGTTATCACCGTTTGTTGTTTGATAATTTACTGCTGGTGCAGCTTGTTGTAGAACTTTTTCTATTAAACTAATACCGTAAGTAATACTAGCAACAGTTTCTGCTTCTTGACCTAGTGCATAAAATTGTCCTGGATCAGTTACATAAGATAATGCAACTTCTCTTGATTTAACGTTTCCACCGTGTCTTACATCATATAAAAAAGCATCAATGATATAACCCATATCTCTTTCACACTTTTTACTATCATATTTAAATGCAGTTACAAATGGCGCTGTATTATTAGCGATTTGATAGTCGGTCCACTCAACAATTTCACGTTGTATAAATCGTCTGTTCATTTCTAATAATCTTGCTGCGTCAACTGCTTTAGTTCCTCTTTCAACTTGTTGTGCTGCATACCTAATACTCTTAAATGGTCTATCAATATTTTTTCCGTAAATTGGAGCAGGTGAATTAGTGCCATGTTCTGCTACATAATATACATCTACTGATTGTCCTAAGAACTCCCAGTTTGGTACACCACTTGAATTTACTGTAAGTATTTGTCCATCTTGACCAACTGGTAATCTAACTGGTGTTGCACCACTATAGTAAACCATGTCGCCTTTAGTAGTTAGGACTGATTGCTCAGTACCAATTGTCATAACATTCCAGTATGCACCTGTAGTATCTTGGTCTGGTCTTGAATTATCTGCAGATACTCCACCAGTGCCATCTGGATCAGTAGATGAACCGTCGTCACCTTCTGAAATATGTCCTTGAATACAAACGTATGAACTATCACCGTAGCGTACAACGTCACCTAATACATAAGTTGCATCATCAATCCAAGTTCCCTTCCAGTCAAAACCTGTACTTAGTTTTTCCCAGTAAGTGGTGTTTGGTGGTGTTTGTGTTCTATGTGATAAAACACAACGATACATGTAACCGCCTAAGCGTACAGTATCACCTTGTAAGTAATATCTATTTGTTGAATCTTCTTCCCAGTCTCCTTGGAACTTCATACCACGTGCAAATAAATCCCATTCAGGAGTTCCTGTTGCTGTTGTAATCCAAGTTCCGCCTGATGCATATGCACTAAATCCAGTAGAGTCTACTACTGCTGTTAATGCTCTATCTGTATAAAGTTTAAAAGTATTAGTACTAACAGCGCCAACATAATAGTTATTTGTATTAAGGTCTGTCATACCGACGACACCAGTAATATTAATTTGTTTGCCGTTACTTAATTCATGTAAGTTACTTGTTATAACAATTTCTGATGCGTTTGAAGCTGCTGTAATAACACCTCCACTATCGCCTGGCTTAGGACCAAGAGTATCTTCTTTAGCAATATAACTGTTGCCGCCAAACTGTACAACGTCACCTGGTTGATAACCAATTGCATCATTCCATTCGTTTTCGTATTGGAAGCCTTCAACAAACTTTGTCCATTTTGCACTGTCTGCTGCAAAAGTTGCTTGTGAAGTATGATATGTATTAACAATCCATAGACTAGCACCAAATTTTACAACGTCATTTAATTTATAACGTACACTAGGTGCCCAATCAGTTTTCCAATCAAATCCTTGATTAAATGCTGTCCACTTTGATAAATCTGCTTCTAGTCCTAGTAATGTAGTAGCTGCACTAATATGATATGTATTACATACATAAGTTGATCCACCGTACTTAACTAAGTCATTAGCTTTATAATCGTATGTTGTAGCCCAATCGCCTTGGTATTCTAAACCTGTAGCAAATACGTCCCACTTAGCAATATCTGGTTCTAAACCTGTACTTGAATCAACTGCAGATGTGTGATCCGTTTTACAGATATAAACTGTTGCTCCGTAGCGTACAATGTTTTCTCTAATATATGCAGTTTGAGGTGCCCAGTCGCCTAACCATTTTTGGCCATCAGCCATAATGTTCCATTTGCTAGGAACAATGTCTAAATCAGTAAAGAAAGCTGCTGAGCCAACGTGTCCTGTCACACAAATGTATATCTTGCCGCCGTATTCTACAACGTCATCTTTGAAGTATGTAGTACCGGTTACCCATGTACTTTTCCATACAAATCTAATTCTACCTAACTTAAACTCTGCCATTTATCTGCTCCACTATTGTATTTATCATTGTTTCCATCAACTGGATCCACCTTGGACTTCTGATACAAATTCTCTTGCATATAGCATTTGACTTATAATTGTGCCCTGTATTGCTGTAAGATTTCCGTTTGCATCTTTACCATCAAAGCTAGTAACTCTTGGTAAATTTAAATATCCTTCAGTTGTTGTTGATATTTCGTTTGTATCAGTTCCTACTTTTACTGTACCTGCAACAATTCCGTTTGTTTCTAAATCAGAACCACCAACTGATAATCTATCAGCTAAGAATGTTGCCACAGCTTTTTGCGTAGGAATAATATTGTTTGAATCAGCACTAAATGTTCCGTCAGTACTAAATTCGTTAATTACCGCACCCGAACCACCAAGTCTAACACCACCTAATGCTAACTGGCTTAGACCGTCTAAGTCAAAGAACTCAGCACTAATTGTTACAATACCAGTTGCCTGTTGTACACTAAACAATTCACCTGCTCTAAAGTTACCGTCTTGGTCTGTACTTACGTAGAATACTCTACCACCATTAAGTTCTTCAACTTCGTTTTCTGGCGCACTTGTAAAGAATGACCCACCAGCATACAATGTTGGATAGTTTGTTTCTTCAAAGTTACCTGTACCAATATCTAAGAAATCGTGTCCTGTAATTCTACACTGACTGTATCCACTTCTAAGTGTTACTGCTGTACCGTGTAACATATTATTTTCATTGCGTAGTCTTGGTGTAATTGTAAATTTTATAGTCCTTGTTCCATTACCAGAACCGTCATCGCCTAAGTCTGTGATACCTACACCTGTATAAAGTGCTAAGTCTGCTGGATCTTCAGTGAGTAAGTTTGGTAGTGTTGCAAATCTAATTTGAACACCTGGACCTGGTACAACATTTACGCCGTCAAGTACTACTACATTTGTTTCTGGGATAATATCAGCGTATCCGTCACCTGCTATAGTAATAGTTGAACTACTCGATCTATAACCTGCACCCCTGTCAATAAAGGATGGTTGTGATAATACTCCATTTCCGTAACGCATATCTACTTCTAGAGCTGTAACAAATGTTGTGTCAACAAAAGTTAAGTTACATGGATTTGTATCTGAATATCCACTGCCTGGATCCCATATTGTAATATGCTTAAACGCACCCTGGAATACATTTGCTTTAAACTTAGCACGTTTTCCAGCATTCATAATAGCTAAAGCGTTAGATGATGTTCCGTCACCAAATGCAATAAATGTACCTACCGATCCCGGATTACAGAATAGTAACGTACTATATAATCTTGCATTGCTATTCATATTACGTTCTGTCCAAATTAACCCATCTTCAGTTGTAGCACAACGATCAGTTTCATCTGCACTAGGAGACGGCGCACCTGTTCCAACAACTGACTTATCGCCAATTGCCATAAACACACCTTGCCCGTATATAAAATCTTTAATTTGTATGTCTTGACTATCAAGTTGTGGAATCTGTGTTCCTAATTTAAATGTTTGACCTCTATCCAAACTATAAACAGTTTTACCACTAAATGTTACTCCAATAAATCTATTGTCTCCGTATGCAAATCCTGCAAAATCGTATTCGCCTGCTGGTAACGCATTTAAATATAATGTCCAGGCTGAGCCATTTGTAGTTACAGCTGATTGCTGATCACTTCCTGATAACACAACAAATTGTCCTGCACCATATTCAACTTTTTGCCACTGTGCTGTTGTAGAATCATCACTGTTAGGTATAGTTCCTGAAGTCCAAGTAAGTCCATCTGTACTAGTTGCAACAGCATTGCTTCCTTCTGCAATAATTAAAAACCGCCCATTACCAAATGCAATATCAGTCCAGTTATCTGTTCCAGGTAAAGCTCGTTCAATCCAAGTCTCACCATCATATGAAAATGCGACATTACTAGCATTATTTTGTAATGCTACATATCCATCTTGTCCTGCAACAATTTTCCTCCAGTCACCCACACTTGGTAAAAGACCTTCTGTCCAAGTTGCACCATCATCTGAATATGCTGTAAAGTTGGGATCTGCTATTGCAACAGCTCTTTTACCTCGAGTTATTCCTTTAGAACTAAATGTTATAATTGCATTTGTACTATCATCTGATACTGTTAATACTTCTATTTCAATATCGTTAGCAGGAGTAACTCCGCCTACTGATGTACCTAAAATTGTAAGTTTATCTCCTACCGCATAACCTGCGCCAGCACCTACTTTAGTTAAATTATATGATTGTCCTTTGCGTTCAACGTTAAATCTAGCTGCAACAGCTTCATCGTCGAATGTTTCACCTGTTCCAATTCCTATAGTTATATTTGTATAAACAACAGTTTGATAACCCCAAGTTGCACCCAACCAAGTTCTTGCTGCTGGTACGTTTCCACTAACGGCTGTAAATGTTGGAGCATTTGCAATAATACTTGCTTCAATTCTATAATTAGTTGTTGAATCAAAATCAGACACTAAGTCAGTTCCAGGAATAATATGATCCCATCCTGCTGTACCGTCTGATTCTTTTGTTACTGTTGTGTCTCTAGTTACACTATTAAATACGTTAGCTTGGGCATATTGGCCAGCGCCTTTTCCACTAGTAATAATTACACGCATGTCTTGTATATCACTTGTAAACTGTGTTGGATCGTTAGCGTTTAATCTTATAGTGCTTGTTGCATCTACTGTAATCTGTGCGCTACTTGCTATAACCTTAAATCCACTACCGCCTTCTGTTCCTGAGCCTTTTGTATTAACAAGTCTTGGTTCAAATACTCCACCGTCTCTAAAATCAACAAACTCAACGGTTGCATTGTCGCCTGCACCTATAATAGTTGCTGTTGCGTTTGTATATTGTTCCCCAGTGTTTTCATATTGGAATAAAAATAATTCATCAGCAACACCGCCAGCAAACGCACTATCAACAATTGCTTCATTTATATTTCTATTGTTTACTGTACCTGCATCTGGTGTTTCTAAAGGATCGTTACCATCAGCTACTGATCCAAAACTACCATACGAGTTGTTACCGTTAGTAGCACGTATAACTCCGCCAGCTTCAGCTAGATATCCAACTGCACAATAGTATGTAAACACTGACACAAGCTCAGCTCGTGCATTGTTTAAAATATGTGCGCCAATTCCGTCACTTAGTACTTGTGTAAAGTCATTCGATGTTATAGACTTATTACCACCGTTGTGCAATGCACCATCTACTTTTTGACCATAACAGCGGTCACCAATGTTTGTTACACCCTGAATGTACGGTGATCGATTTGCAATCCATACACGATCATCTGCTGGTCCCCAACCTGGATCAAGTGCAACAGATGCACCGCCTGTTGGTCTTTGATAAATGTCATATACTCCTGGAGGGTTAAGTCCGCCTGTAAGTCCTTCAATAGTACACTGACGCAAACCTGTTGTGTCTCTTACTAAGAACATATCAGTTGTACCTGAGCCTGTAATAGCTCTAGCATATCTGTTAGCTGCATTTATTGTTCCGTATGTTCCAGGATAATCTATATCTCTTATCATTGCTCGTATAAAACTTTGTATGTCATTTCTAATACGTAATAAGTCACCGGTAAAATCTGGAAATACATTTGCAATATATCCAAAACAATCTTGTACAATATATTCTTGATTTTGTTTAATTATAGCGGACGCATATGTTAAACCGGTATCTGTACTTTTTGTGTTAGTGCCACTCATTGCAGGATTAGTAGCGCCACTTGCTGATAAGAATTCAACTCTGTTAAAGTAATCTAACTTACGCTGTGTCATTAATACATATGCATCGTTAGATCCTACTGGTAAGTTTCTTTTTTGTTCAATAGTATTTCCGCTTTGTGAAACTACTTGTACGTTTACTATAATTTTCTGTGCTATACTTAGGAAGTGTGAAATAATATTATTATGGAATGCCGTGTCGTTTTGATAATCTGCTATAGGACCTGTAGCTGCAATAGTTGTTGCACGTAATTCGTCTCCCATTACAACACATCCTGCCGGTACACTAATAGGTCCAATTTCTTCAAATCTACCTGTTGATACAAAAATCTTAGTTGGCACTAGTGCATTAAAGTTATCTTCAATCCATTCACATGCATGTCGCACTGTACGGAAAGGAGTCTCTGGCTCTCTACCATATGTCTCTTGGTCTTTGCCGTTTAGTCCAACATATACAACTTGATTTTCAAAATCTCTGTTGCGCCAAAATATTTCTTGTTCAGCTGTAATACTTAAAAGCTGGTTTGCTTCACCAAGTGGTACTCTTGAGTCTCCAAGTGTACTGTCGTCTTCGTAGTTGTCTTTTCTCCAGGCACCGTATGTAAGTAGGTCGCCCTTTTTAGTCAATGCTGCTTGCTGTCCTGCTTGTACAGTTAGGTCCCAATAGTTATAAATTCCTACAGCAAAATCACCTGGTGCGTTCTCAAAATTTGATGAATGCTCAAAGTTACATGTGTACGTACTACCTAAATGATAGATTACATCACCTCTTGAGTAATAACTTAAAGTTCCCCAAGTACTGTTCCATTTTTGACCTTTAGTAAGTAAGTTCCATACTTCTGGATCAAGGTCTGTACTTGCACTATCTTTTCCGTCTTGTAATCCTACATCTCTTACTGCTTCATACAAATAACCACCACGCTGTACAATGTCGCCTGCTTGATATTCATTTCCTAATAACCAGTCTCCAGCAAAGTCGTTGCTTTTAGCTAATACTCTCCAGTTAATTGTAGAGTCACCGCCTAAGTCTTGTGATACAACTTTGCCTTGTGCATCAAGAACAGTAACTAAACTTGGTTGACTGTCTTGGTTGTTGTTTATTGCACTGTATAAAAATCCGCCATACCTTACAATGTCACCTGTTGAATAAACTACTAATGAATCCCAATCTGCTTTAAACGAAGTACCTGGAAAGGAAATTGTAAAGTTTGTATTATCAATTGAATTACCTGCTGATGTATGTGTAGTATTACATTCGTAAATTGCTCCACCAAATGATACTGTATCGTTAACTCTATAAACTGTGTTAGTTAACCAAGCACTACGCCATTCTTTTCCAGGATGAAAAATATCCCAGCAATTAAAATTAGGATTAGCATCAATATTTTCTTCAAGTGTTGAGCCTGCATCGTGTGCAAGTTTACAACGATATACTATACCGTTATATTTTACTAATGCGCCTTCGCCGTATCCTGTACCAGAAACCCAATTACCTACAAAGTCTATGCCGTCTCCAAAGTCTTCCCAGTTAGTTAACTGTGTTGCAAAGTTAGTAGAAGTATGTGGTATTTTACATAAATGTAATTTACCGTTGAATAAAACTATTTCACCTGGGACGTATTCAACACCAATAGTATAATTGCCGCTAAACGTTTTACTACTAGTCATTACGACCCAATATGGTGCAGGTGCAGGTGGATTAGATGCTGGAAGTATTCTTGCTAATTCGTTTGCAAATTCTGTACTTGAAGAATGACTTACAATACAAACATAACTTTTACCGCCGTTGTAAACAATATCATCTTTTAAGTATTCAGTACTTATAGCCCACTGGCCTTTCCATGTATACTTAAATCTGTCTAACTTAAATTCTGCCATCTTAGTATCCTATCTGTTCGCTACTTGAGTTTACAAGCACTAGTGAATCATCGCCTGCTCCATATCCCGGAGAACTATTTTTATCTGGGTATGTATATGCTTCTGAAATTCTTTGTATAAAAAATCCTGTTGATTCTTCAATATAATATAACAAACTTCTGTTTTCCCATTTAAATTGTTGGTAACGCAAGTTTGGATATAATTGTTCGTGGTCAATGTCAATGCCATCTAAGAAATCAATACCTTCTTCAAAATCCGGATAGTTCTCTGATGCAATACCTAAGTCGTTAACAATAACGACATTCTCTTGACCAAGTCTTAATTGATCAAGTTGTTGTAAAAATAATTCGCCGTCATCGTTCCTACGTAAACCGTAAAAATATCTTTTGATAAATCCTGCTGCTACGTCACTTGGTGTTGTTCCTATATAATACATTATGTAATCTCCACGTAACTAATAATAACGTCTACCGAGTCATCAAGTGTTGCTGATACATACATTGCATTACTAGTTGCCAATATTAATTTTTCGCCCGAGGATACAGCACGTAAACTTGTGCCTGAAGGAAGAATAGAATCTTTTAAATAAAATCCTCTTGCACTATCCTGGCTTTGTAGTTCTACGTTAACATACACAAACTTATCAGTAAGATTGGTAAAACTTAATCCAATTACTGTTGCTCGTGTAGCACCATTAGTTTCAATAACTTTTACTGGTGTTGTTCCTACGTTTTTTACTACTTCATTTCTAAAAAAGGTTGCCATTTATATTTCCTTATCCCATAAATAAAACATTTTCAATTGCAATGTTTGTTGCGTCGATTGCACTAACCGCTCCGCTCAAACCTGCTATACTAGTCCATATACTACCATCATAAACTTCAACTCTAAGATCAGCTGTGTTAAAACGTATCATACCTTGTTCAGGTATTGCTGGTCTATTTAATGATGTTCCTGTTGGTATAACTAATCCGTATGTTCCGTCAAACTTATAATACGCATTAATTCCAGTTTTTTGGAACTCCATTTTGCCTTGAGGTACTGTATGTGTTATAGTGTTGTCGTTGATAGAAAAGTTATCAATTACAACTGAGCCTGTTCCGTTGGGCGACATAATTAAATCTAAATCTCCCGACGTTGTATTTATCGTATTACCGTCCAGCTGTATATTATCTACATCAACCCTATTAACATTTAATCCACCTGCATCTACACTACCTATAACAGCATCTTGTACGTAGAATCTAATAATATCATCATCAGCACCTTCTGTTAATTCAGCTGTTATTCTAGTGTCGCCATCTATATCTTCTACACCCTTTAGGTTAATCCAGTTAGTTCCGTTATATCCTTCAAATCTTGTTAAATCAGTATTATAACGAAACTGTCCAGCTGCTCCTGCAGGACGTTGTACGGTTGTACCCGCAGGCATCTTAATAGCGCCAGTTGATATAATATTTAATTGCTCACTACCTGGTTCAAGTACCATATCACCAGTAGTTGAAATGTTATTTGATTCAAATGTAAATCCTTCAGCTACAACACTACCTGTGCCGTTAGCACGTAATTCTAAATCAGCATTAGATGAAGTAGTTGTAACTACGTTTGTATTAATGTTTATATCATCAACTTGTAATTCTGATACCCAAAGTTTTGACCATGAATTTGTACTAGTTCCTAAACTAAATGTGCTTGTGCTACTAGGTACTAAGTTACTATTAATACCTGCTACAATTTGTATACTATCAGTTCCTTCGTCGCCAATTGTAACATTGCCGCCAATTGTAACATTTCCGCTAACATCTAAGTTACCAGTAATGTCAACATTGTCTAATAAGTTAATTGCGCCGCTACTACTATTAAAATTAATTGCGCCAACAGTACTCGATAATGTGTTACCAGTTAATCTTAAATTACCAACATCAATACGTGATCCGTTTATAAACGAAGTATCACTGCCTGTTGTAAATGTTGCACCTGTTGTTAAATCAACATTTAGTGCGTTTGCTGTAAAACTTACTGTTCCAGCATCTTGATTTACATAAAATAATTCACCAACTCTAAAATCGCCTTTGTGGTCAACTGAGTTATATCTTACTTTTGCATTGTCTAATTCAACAACTTCGTTTGCTTGTATTACTGTTCCAGGATCGTTTGTAACTTCTTTTCCGTTACCAATGTATGCTAAATTTTGTCCTATTGCATATACAATAACACCTGGGCCATCTCCGTAGATGCCAAAGTTGCCATATACACACGCAGAACCAATCATTCTTATTTCTGCACCAAAGTCTGCTAAATCTACATTTTCTATTACTGTTGCTGTTGCTCCTGAACCGTTTGAAATACTTTGCGGAGTTGTATCAAAACCAAAGAAGTTTGTATTCTTTCCATCAATAACAAGTATATCATTATCAACACTTTCAACAGTTACACTTTGAACAGTACTTGCATCAGCTGATGTAAATACCACTGTGTCAGCTGCGGCAAATGTACCTGTTATTCCGCTAAGTCTAATACGTGTTTTACCATCGCTCTTTATACCTTCATTACTATCAAATGCATATATTCCGCGATTAGCAAAATATGTAAATGAATTTAACCATTCTATTCTAGCACCGTTTGTTGCTGTAAGTCCGTC